ATTCCTCCCAGGAGCGGTCGTCGGATATTATGGTCCCCACGTGGATGTTGATTACCGCCCCCGCCCCGGCCTTGGGCTGCGGGGCGGCTGCCGCAGGAGCGGGCCGCAGCGTGGCGGTCATGGTGGGGAGGAACTTTAACGATGCGCTCGTCGCTAAGGCGGCGGCCCCCACCTCCATCTCCCGCTTCACCCCCTCCAGGGCTTTCCTGTAGAGTTGGGGGGCCCATACGTCCACGGCAGGAGAACCCTCCAGCCGCAGAAGGCGGTTCATGGTCATGGCGAAACGTTGTGCTTCCGTCCTTGCGTTTGTCCCCGCTGGACCAGAGAATGAAGCCGCTATTCTGTTTAATGCTGCGTCATAGGTGTAACGCACCCCGGAAATCTCTCCTTCGGTTAGGCCGAGGCCCTGGGCGATTTGCTGGGAAAGTTTGTCAGCTGCGTCACGGGTAAGTCTCCCCGCTGCCACCATGGCGTTTATCAATTCCTGGATACTCACCCATGCCCGACGACGGATATCCGGGTCGGCGGAAGAATATGCCTGCGCCGTCAGTTGTGCTATCTCTGCAGCCTTCGCCGGGGGCAGCCCGCCTGCTATAGCCATCCCCTGGAGATATGCGTTGAGGGCCTCGACCGCCGCCTGCTGCACCTGGGGGTTCCCGGACCGCAGAGCCGACGTGATGTTGCTGGGCAGCTCCCCGAAGGTTTTGGCGGCCTCCTCTGCCTCTTGCTTAAGACACCCGGTTTTGGCCTTCAGCTCTAACAGGGCCTCCCCGGCGGCCTGGGCCTGGCGGCGGAAGTTCTCGGCCATCTCCACGTCCTGCACCTGGTCGGCGGCGTTGTACAATTCCGCCATGCGCGCGGCGAGATAATCTATTGCAGCTTTGGCGTCGGTAAGAGAGGCAATCGCCAGCTTCTCCGCCCACTCCTGGTTGGAGAAAGCCTTGTATTGCTCCACCAGGCCCTCGTATTCCTGCCGGACGCCCACCACCTCGTTGCGGTGGGCTTCGGCGACTTCTGCCAGCTTCTTCCTGCGGTCGATTACGATGTTCGCCAGCTCCTCCTGCGCCGCAGCCTCACGGTGGAGGGCCTCTATCTCCATCTCCGACCATTGATTGATTTGGTTGGCAATCCAATTCCCTATCCCAGACCCCATCCAGTAACCCATGATTCCGGAGACGAGAGCGCCTCCCACAGCCATACCCACGGAACTGGCAGAAAGGGTCAAGGGGGCGGTAAGACTGGAGATGGCGGTGGACAGGGTACCGGGAAGGCCAGAAGCCCCGGCTGCGGCAGCCCCGCCCAGCCCCATGAGGCTGGAACCCAGATTGGAGATAGCGGAGAAGAGAGAGGAGATAGCGGAGAAGAGAGAGGAGATGCCGGATACGACCTTTGTGGCAATCAAGGCATAGACGATGCCTTGAATGAGCCCTAACTTATCGGCAATCTCGATAAGGGGAGTGATGACCTTGAGGGCGGCATCGATAAGGGGGATGGCTATCTGCAGCAGACGGTCGAGAAGGTCCACGAACTCCCCGCCCACAGCATCCACGATACGGGCGATGCTGTCAACAATGCCGGATTTCACCAAGGAATCCGCCGCCCGGCCTATCACATCCACAAGCCGGGTCACCAGGTCGAGGAAGACCGGGGACAGCTTCTCCACCAGCTGCCCGAACACATCTACCAGGGGTTTAGCGGCCTGGAAGAGTTCCAGGATGACGGGGGCCATGTCGGCGAAGGACTGCGCAATCGACTGGATGACGCCCCGGAAATCCTCGCCCTCCAGGAAGGAGATGGCCTCCTCCAGGACCGGCTTGAAGGCGGGAAGCAAGGACTGCCCGGCGTCCGCCATGGCCTTGGTGAAGGCGTCTTTCATGTTGGAAAGCATGCCTTCCCAGGTCTGGGACATCTTCTCCATAGCCCCGCCATAACGGTCGTTCCAGATGGCGGTGAGGGTGGAGGCAATCATCTCGCGGTTGTTCTTGTCCACAACCACGCGCTGTTGCTTCCCAGACTTGTCAACATAATCGAGGGCCACCTTGGCCCCGTCCACGGAGGCCTTGATACCGAACTCCTTCAGCCGCTCGAACTCACCCGTGGTAGCATCCGCCAGGGCCTCTACCGCCATATTGACATCCTTGCCCAGGGCGGCTGCGGTGTCGCCGAGGACCCGCATATATTTCTCGGCGGAGAACCCATAGGCTTCCAGCTTGGTCGCCGCCTCCATGAGACCGGGAAGCTCAAACGGGGTCTTGGCGGCGAATTCCCGGAGCCAGTTCAGCTTTTGGGCGGCAGTCTCGGCGGAGCCGGTTACCGTCTCGAGGATGGCGGCGTATCTTTCGACCTCGCCCGCCCCGGAAAGCATGCGCTTTCCGGCCATGACCGAAGCAGTCCCGATGGCGGCAAAGGAGGCAGCCGTGGTGGCGGCAGCCACTTTGAAGGCGTGTCCCAGCCGGTCCCCTACCCTGTGGGCATGCTGCGAGACCTCCTCCAGGGCCTTTTTGGCTTCCTTGGCGTCGCCGGTTATCTTTACCCGTACTTCCTTATCCTTTGCCATAAATTTCCAACTCCTCCTCCAAAAGGGCGAGGTCATCGATGAGCATGTGCAAGATGGTGTCGAAGGGTTGGTGGGAGAGCAGGGAGAGGCGGATTAGGTGCCGTCTCCAGGAGAGCTCAAAATCTTCTCCGCCTCTCCCCGCATCAGCTTCGCGCCCTCCGGGCTCTGTAAAAAATCGAGGACTTGTTTGGCGAACGCCTTGGGCAGGTTGGCGAGGTTTTCTCCCTTCGCCCGCCCGGCCTTTGCTATGAGGATATTCCATGCGTCATCCAGGGTCAGCTGCTCTGCATCCAACCCGGGCGCCCAGGCATCCACTATATCCTTAACAACCTTGAGAAGCTCATCCCCGTCGGAAGCGAGCAGGCGGGTTGCGTGCTGCATGACACGGGAGAATTCCCCAGCCCGGCAGCCCACGATATCCACCGAACGGTTTATCCCTTCCAGAAATACGGAGCGCATGGCGTCCTCCTCATGTTAAGAGACGGCGACTATATCCTGCCTACCGAATGCGGGCTCCGACAGGTTATTGTTCTTCTCGTCTTTGGTCGCCTTGAGCATGTTGGCCTTTATGTTGACCTCCACGCTCTCCCCATGGGCCATGCCCGCGGGCTGTATGGTGCCCACACAGCGGAAGATGTACACGTCCCTGTAGTAGGCCGCCCCGCTGTCGGGGTCCTTTGCTCGCTGGCGGAGCCGGAGCATGAACTCCACGGGCTGCAACTCGGTGTCGGTGCCAAAGAGGATTTTGGATATTTCGGGAGGCCCTGAATCGGTGACCACCTGGTTTCCGGTAATGGTCTCATAGACTTCCAGGTCGATAAGGCCCCCGGTAATCTCGATGGTCCCCTTCTGGCTGTGGTTCCAGTAGGCGAGAATGTCGTCGTCCCCCTTGACCTCCACGGTCTCCATCTCGTAGGAGATGTTGGCCTTAGTCACGCCCCGAATCTGGCTGAAGGTTGGGGTGGTGCCGGGGGTCACGAAGTCCGCCCGCTCGAACCCGAATGCGGTCGCTATGGTCGGCATAGCACTACCTCCTTTCTACTGTTATTCTTTTCGCCTGCGATACTCAATGAAGACCCCGGAGATACGCGCCATTCCGGGGGATATGTAAACGGACAGAGACTGTGTATAGTCCACAGCCCCGCCCAAGTCGTCATTGGCTTCGAGGAGGTCGGCTATCCGGGAGGCTATCTCGGTCGTGTCGCCTATGTTATTAGGCTGCTCCGGGGTTTCCAACAGCTCGCGTGTTATGACCCAGACATCCACGCGGTAGGTCACCTCGACAGCATCCTCCGCCGTAATCCCCCTTTCCTCCGCTGGATCTCCAGGAGTAATCATCACCGCCGGGAGATGCTGGACAAAGGGCCCCGCGGGGCGGCCTGGTTGGTAGAGGCGGCGTACATTAGGTAGGTCCTCACGAATTAGCAGTTCATACATCGCGTCGAGCACAGCGGCAATCATAGCTTTTCAACCACCTTTCCCAGCACTTCGTTCACTTTCTTCTCCACCGCCGCCTCTACCCCAGGCTGGATAAAATATCCATCAGGCTTGTACGGTTTTCCAGGAATATCCACCCATCGCCGGGCCCGTTTTATCCAAGCCTGGTGCGCCCGGTATCCACGCTCCTGCAAGCGGGCCACGAACCAATCGGAAGTCACTGCAGGTTCAGCCCCGGTCTCGGCCCGAATAGACTTCTTCGTCCTTCCCGTCGGCCCGACAGGCGCACGCTGTCTTACTTCCTTTGCTGCTTCGCGGGCGAGCCATTTGAGGACTTCCGGAACCGACTTGTCAAGCCGCCCCGCCATCAATTCGAGTTCCCGCAGGGACAGCGAATCCACCTGTATCTCGACAATGGCCGCCATTAAGTCCTCACCACCTGCCGCCGGAAGGAGCGCATGAGCTGGTCTATCTCGTGGTGGCCTGTTGGGTTTTCCTCGTTGACCGGCTGGTAGGAATAGGAAATTCCTTCCATGGACATCGCACGGATAGAGGGCCCCCAAGGCTCGTCGCGGGGAACCAGCACCCAGCGGCAGAGCAGGAGGGCAAGCCGCTTGAGGCGAGCCTGGGCACGGCTATCCAGTTCTTTCCAGCACTTGGCGGTCACCCGCACGCGGTCTTTGTCCAGAACGGTGTCTTCCAGTTTTAACCATTCGCCGTGCGGGGGGATAAATACCCTCCCGTCATACTGCACCCAGTCTTCCCCATCCCAGATTTCTATGGAAACCACACCATCCGGATGGAAGGGGCCGTCCTGGGCGGGTGCGAGAATGGTGTCGCCCCGCTCTTCGGTATATATATAGATAGACGCGGCAGCGGGCTCCTCAAAGGTGCAATTGCAATAGTGGTCAATGATGCCCTTCACCAACTCCAAGGCACCCTCGGCCTCGTTGTCGGGAAGTTCTGCCGCGGAGAGCCCGCAGAACACGCGTACCTCATCAGGGGTCGCATAGGCCATCCTTCACTCGCCTCCTCTTCGGCCTGGTGGCGGCCTCGACTGGCTTGCTCCTGGCATTTTCTACCGCCGGAACGGCAAGGCCGGACCGCACCAGCTCGGCGGCCTTGGGATGGTCTATCACCTGCCCCGCCTGGAAGACACCGTAGGCGGTGGCTACAGACGTCATCAGCTTCACGCGCATGAATGCCTCCTGCGAGGAAACACCAAGGGCCCCGCAAGGGGGCCCTTGGCATTACCGTTACCGGCGATTAGGAGTCGCTCGCCATCTGCAATACCTGCACGGCCTCGGTGATGAGCAGGTTCCCGTCAACGCGCTCGTTCACCCGGAACCCGATTTGCCCGCTCCCCGCGTACAGCTCCACCAGCTTCTGGATGGTGATGCCGAGACGGTCCTGCACGCGGTAATTGGAGAAATCGCCGAAAGCGATTACCTTGGCGTCGGCCTCCAGGGTATCGGGCATGTAGGGGGAGGTGTACACCGGATAGCCGAGCAGCCTGGGCGGGTTAGTGATTTGCTGCTCCAGCGTCCACAGGTACTGCCCCACGTCGTTCTTGAGCAGGGAGACCGCCAAGGCTATGTCGGTGTGCATGAGCCAGATGGCGCGGGACTTGTAGGCTTGCTTCAGCTTCCAGGGCAGGCTCTTGACCTCGTCGAAGGTTATGGCATTGGTGGCCGCCGCGGTCACTCCGACCTCCGCGCGCCCCAGGAACCCGGTGGGCTGGCCAGTGCCGGTGCCATTGATGAAGTAGTTCTCCTCGGCGACCCCCAGGCCCTGCCCGGACTTCTTGGCGATGTAAGCCTCCAGGTCCGTCGCGGCGTCCGCCAGCAGCTCCTCGCTGACCTTGATTATCCCACCTATCTTGTAAGCATCGAGCTGCACCACGCCGAAGGTCAGGTTAGCCTCGGTATAGGCCCCCTTTTCGGCGATGATACCGAACTGGGGGATGCTCGCCTCGACAGGTATCTTCTCCTTGGTCGAGGAGACCACCACCTCGGCAAACTGGCGGATGACGTTGAGTTCCGCAGCCATCTCCCGGATTTTGCTCTCCAGGCTCACGGGCACCAGGTAACCCCCGGCGGGGTCGGAACCCTTGTACAGGTCACGAGACTCGACCACGTTCCTCCCGGCGCGAAGGAAGGCGTAAAAGGCGTCGCGGTACTCCCTGGTTTCGCTCACCCGCACCTCCGGGGCTTCGGGCTCGTTCAGGACCCGCGCCTCCTCGTCCAGCACCGCGCGAGTAG